TGTAAGGTACAGTTTCTAGAGAAACAAAATAAACACAAAGCTTATTAGGAAGGTTATTAATAACTGGGCCAGTTGGTCTTTTACTAATTATGTAAAGATCTTTTTCATATGCCTTAATAGATTTAATATTATCATTAGAAGATAATACCCATCTATGGAATGCATTCTGAGAAATCTTATCACCATTAGTTCTGAATGTAAATAAATACATATAGTTAGGGGCACTTTGATCTACCATAAATACAGTACTTGTTGCCGAGCTAACACCTAATGCTGAGATATCAGAAGGAAGATAATCTCTACAATGATGGCTGATGTCCATCGAAGTTGAGTACTCATCACTAAGGGAACTACCACTAAGGTACATATACATTTTTTTATCATTTACAAAGAAAACATTTGTACCCATTTTCTGTGGAGCTGTTACTTTAGAAGTACTAAAGAATGAGGTAGGTCTAAACTCGACGTTAAACGGAGAAATACCTACATCATTGGAGCCACCTCGTACTTCAAACTGAGTTGAACCAGCACCCAAAACAATTAGAATATTTTGGAACGGTACAATATAAGTCAATTTGTTATAAGCACCCACGCTTGCTTGAATATCAATAGGATCTGTTTCTACTATATTAGAAATATCTGATACCCAGAAATCAAAGAATGAGTTAGTTCTACTGGCCATAATTGTATTTTCAGTAGCAATCCAAAGTCTATTCTTCCAAATAGATACTGATTGGATTGTTTCTTTTCGTTCTAAAGCTTTAGGCCCAGGGTTGCTAAGGCTTGTTCCAGATCGTCGTGGAACCAAAGGCATGTGTTTAACCTTCCACTTACCTTGGTCTGTAAAGTCTTTGTAGATCCAAATAGGAAAAGTACGGTGGTCTATGACAGAGTTAGGACCTTCACTTCGTAGTCGTTCAAAGTATGGATTCTTGGTATAACGTGTTGCTCTATAAAAACTAGCAGGAAATGTTAAGTAATTGTTTCTTGCAGCGTAGACTTTTCCTAATCCAAGGTAGTCTGTATTACCATCTCTATCTTCTGCTGGCAAGGGTGAACTTGGATAATAATGATCCTTTGTCCATACAATACCACCACCAGGAATAGAAATATTATGAGGCTTGTCATAGTAATCATAGATCATTCTACTGGCTCTATAGCCATTAAAATCTCTAACATCATTATAAACGTCAGATGCTGAAAACTGAGGAATCTCACTAAAGTTTTCTCTACTCTGGCCTTCCTCTTCTTCCTCTAAGGTATCTGGATTAATATTTAAAATAACATCATCTCTTACGTTAATCCAATAACGATCAGAATCAATTAAGTCTTCATCAACAGGTAATAAGGTTTGGGGTGAACTTGTTCTCTTATAATTAATTACATCACCTGAGTGAATGTATTCATTATTTGGAAATGAACTAATCCAGTTAGTTGAAGAAATACCAGTCTCTAGGTTTCTATTATCTGGTAAATAATCAATAGGAATTTTTTTATTCCATAGTAACAAACCTACATCAAAGTCAGTAGAGCCAAAAGTTTCATTAACAGAAGACGGTGTGACATTGACAATATTCTCTCCTGCTAAATAATAATTAGCAGTTGTTGCTCTATTTCCATATGTCAAGTATTCATAAACTGCTCGGTTAAACCCAGATGTATTAGTAATTCCAGCAGAGTTATCTACAGTTTCTTTAATCCATTGAGTAGGTTCAATTCTATAAACAGTTATAAAATCAGAAAGATTAATTGTATGGCCACCGTGGGTAAAAGAGTTTTGAACTACAGGATCAAATGGATATCCTGCTCTATTAATAATAATGCAATAACGATTGTATCCATCAATATCTAGAAAGTGAAAATAAAGATTATCAGTATTAAAGTTTAATCCCGCAGGAACCTCAACATTAGCAACATCTAGATAACTATTTCCAGTACTGGTGGATACATAAGTAAGTGGTGGTCTTTTTTCAACAGACTTCTCAAGAGTAACGAGGCAGTTATCTATGTTTTCAGCCTCACTGGTTAGTCTTTTAGTAGGTGCTTGTCGCCCTACGCCACCACTTAGTGTATTAATTGGAAGTCTTGCAAAAGCCATTAGAACCTCGTTCTTGTAAAGTATGGATCACTAGAGAGAATGCCACGTCTATCGACAGCTGCTCTAGTTCCATGATCACCTAGTAATATAGATCTATTTTTCTTAAAAACATCAGAAGCTCGACCACGAGAAAGATGGTATTGTTCTCGCATAGCCATACGCTTATCGACGTCTAGATCACCTTGGGTTATAGCCTGATATTCTCTAGCAGCGGTTTCCATGATTCCTCTTTGTAAAGCAGAATCAATGTCATCCCAACCATAGTTGTTTGCTGCGTTATTAAGTGTTACAATAACCTCAATTTTTAATGTCTTATCAAATATATCAGTCTGCTTGGTGATGTTGAACAACCTCGTTGGATTGGACTTAATAGTAGTTTGGATCACCTCCCCCGTCGTAGGATCGAACAGAGGTTCAACAACTTGAGCATAACAAGCAGTATCAGGTAAGATTATCTTACCATTGACATCTGGAGTAATGGTTGTAATGTATCTATTGTTTGCTATACCCCTCATTACAGCCGCTTTTATAGTTTGATTAAGTATGAACTGAGCAACACTTGTATCGACACCCGCATCTGTACTAAGATCGTTTACTATGTGTTCACCCGAGGACAATAGCATGTGATTAACTGCATCTACATAGCTGTATAGTCCCATTACTTACCTCCCTTCTGCTTATAAGGCACAAGTTTGTTTAACATTTCTTGACGTTTTTCGCAACCACATCCTGGGGTTTTTTTAAATCCCAGTTTGTTTGCCACCTTAGCTACGGTATCGCCAAGACCTTTAGAAGACATTTGAATTGGATTATATGGTTTTAAAGACATAAGTACTCCTGAGAAAAAAATACCTAGGGGGCCTTTCGACCCCCTAGGTACAAGTAACAAAATGTAATTAATTATTAGATGTCATACGAAGCTTGGATTGCAGCGCAAAGTTCTGGACGAAGAACACCAGCGCCACCCATAATTGAACTAACAGTAAAGTATGTACCACGACGGACATCCTTAACTGTTTCAACCTTCATACCTTGTAAGCGTAACGAGCAAACAGCATTACGTTGCCAAATCAAAGCTTTAATTGGTCTAACAGTACCAGCACCAGCATTAACAGCAGTAGCTGGAACGTTATTAGTTACGGTTGGGCCTTGTGGATTAGTAAGACTGTATTCAGCACCAGCTGCAACACTACCAAGCCAGTTAAAATCATACTTAGCATCGCCAAGATCCCAAGTATAACCTGGAGTAGTTACTAAACCAGTTGATGCACTGACTACACGGTTAACAGTAGCATTTGAGTTACCTTTAGATCTAACAACAGTACCATCAAGTTGAGCAAGGTGGTTGCTCTTGATGATCTTGACACCCATGTATTCAAGAACATCACCAAGACCAAACATACCCTGATTAAGACCAGCACCTAAACCACCAGCTTCAGATACACCACCGAAGTATGGACGGCCAGCACCACCAACGAGGCCAGTAGCATCACGAGCAATACCAAGAGCACGGATATCGTGGAAAGCAGCTGGAGATACAGCGCAATAAACTTCACCAGCTGGAACATCTTGTTCTTGGAGATTTACCATGTAATACTCAAGGTGTTGAAGAAGTGCAAGAGCAGCGTCGGTTCGTTGAGTATCAGTTACACCAGTACCACGATTACCAAGATTATTAAATACCGCATTACCACTAAACTTAAAACCACCAGTGTAAGTGTCATTATTCATACCAGCAAGACCAGTACCAAATGGATTACGATTTGGAAGGAATGCGCCTTGAGCAATCATGCAAGCAATTTGCTTATCACGAACATTAGCAAGAGCAAGACCAGCTTGACGTGCTAGTTCAGCACGATAATCCCATTGGGTAAGCATGAGGTGGATATCGTCAAGTTCAAAGAACGCAGCCATTGGGCGTTGGTCAAGTGAAATATCGAACCAACCTGGAGTAGAAATACCTGAATCTCCAACTAATTCTTCACCAGCTTCCCAAATACCCTTGTGTCCAACGACACCAGTAATTGGGAAACGCTTGGTTGTGCCTGATTCAATAGTCTCAGTAACAACCATTGGTTCAAAAATATTATATTGGTCATAGGCATTAATTACTTCGCCCGACCAAATAGGAAGCCAGTAATCTGGATTAGCA